CTATGGGTCCAGAACAAGGTCAAGGCCAGCCACGTCGAGTCCGGAACGGCGTTGTTCTACACCACCTGTCGGTCTGACCGATTCATCATCAGATCGGGGCGCGCTAACGATGTAACCGAGCCCCCGTTTACGTTCAATGAGGATTCAAACTCCGGCATCTACCAGACGGGTGTCGGTAACAACACAGTGGCGTTTGCTACGAACGGCATTCAGGCCGGGTACTTCGACACGAATCAAGACCTATTTGTCACTAATGAGATCAAAGCCGGTGATGGCGCTGTTGGTGGACCAAGCTTTTCTTTTGATTCTGAGAATAAAACGGGTATGTACAGACCGGGCGCAAACCAGCTAGGTTTCTCGATTGCCGGAGCACAAGCAGGATACTTTGACTCTAGTAAGAACTTAAACGTAACTACGGCTGTGATCGCCGGACTAGGAACTAGCGCTGCTCCTTCGTTCACATTTGTTGGACGGACGGATGATGGATTGTACTCATCGGGTATAAATTCCGTTGTAATGGCGCTTAATACACTCAACCACACTACTTGGAACAACAACGCCCTCGTTAGTGCTCTACCTTTCCGGTTTACTTACACTGGAAACCAAAACGACTGGGCCAGTAATGGTGGACTAGCTTCAGCCCCAGCATATTCGTTCTTCCCAGATACTAATAGCGGCATGTATCAATATAATGAACTAGGCAATGATGATACGGTCGCTTTCGCAACCGGCGGGGTGTACGCGGGTCACTTTGATTCCAACCAAGACTTCTTCGTAAAACACCAAATCAATGCGCCTGTGATGATTGCTGGGCGTGGTGAATTCTACACCCATGCAGTCATTGGATTCCCAGGACTTGAGAAGAACGCCATTAGCGTTGGTGGCACGGCATATCACTCAGTGTTGCAGGTTAATGATATTGGTACACATGATACTGGCGAAGCTCAAATCCACCTGCACAGACACTCTAATACCCTACCCTCTGCCATCATCGGATCGCGTGCCCGCGGTGTAACCTCAGCCCACTCAGCACTACAAGATGGGGATAGAGCCCTGTCTATTATGGCTACTGGGTGGGGAGCCAGTACCTACGAGGTAGGTGGACGTATAGACTTCGTAGTAGACTCCAATGGGGCGGCTGTCGGCGATGACAACATGCCCATGAAGATCAATTTCCGCACCCAGCCACCCAACGTTGGTAACCTCAATGGGCTGCTGGCAATGTCCATCGGTTCTGACCAACAGGTGGATGTAACGAACGATCTTAAGGCCGGTCGTGTAGAGGCCGGGTACGGAGATTTCTACGTAGGAATCCAGAGCAGCCTCAGACTAATAGGCGCACCTGGATCTGGTACTGGCAACAACGGCAGGTTCATTGGGCACACCAGCGCCTCTGATCCATTGCTTACGATTGCTGAGAACCTAGGAACTGGTATTGGCTTGTACTCTACTGGTTCTGGCGGTGTAGAAATCTACCACGATAGCACTGTGACCCAAGCACATATTGATACTGGCATTATCAATTACGTCCGACAGCAGCTTCTAGATGAGTCTACATCTCTTAAAACCAACTTGGCGCTGTGGTTCAACCAAGGTGCAAATGATACCGGAGTATATGAGAAACTAGATAATGGCAACTATGGTTGGGGTTGGTCTAGTAACAGTCTGGAGATGGGGTACTGGGACAATACCGACCTTAACCTTCATATTCTCAGAGACATCAAGGCGGGTAGAATCGAAGCAGGCCCTGCAAACTTCTATGCCGGTGTGACCATCCAAGGTAACCTTACTATGGTAGGAGAGCCAAACGACGCTACCGGATACCGCCAGATACTACTAGAACGCAGTACTACGGCCCCAGCTATCGCTGATAAGAATGACCTTGATTCTGGATGTGGGTTTACTCCCACCGCTATGATGTTTAGATACGGTAATGCAAATACATTCGCACAGAATGGGACCGGAATAACAAACTATAAATCTCTTCTTCTTGATACCGGACGTACCTCACCAGCAGTGGCTCCTGCTCTTACATGGACAGATGCTCTCAATACAGGGGTGTATCAGCCAGAAGGAGCTGCAACTAACTGCTGGGGCTGGCAGATAAACGATGTTGAAGTTGGACGATGGGGCAGTGACAACAACCTTCACATCAACACTACTATCATCAGCACCCCAGAGGAGATTACTGCCGCCGATACAGGAGTTGCGGCTTCTGTAACTGAGCTAAATACTGAGGTCACTACTAATGGGGATGCTGACCTTGACAACGTTACTTTGGCAAACGGAACTTCCGGACAACTAAAGAACATTTATTGTGTGGTACAAGGGAACCCCGGTGATACTTGGAAGATTACCCCTGCCAATATGGTTGGAGGAACGCAGATTACGTTCTCAGGGTCACCAGGGGAAGGCTGTACTCTTGCCTATGCAGATAATGAGGGATGGTGTGTGGTTGCCAACAATGGTGGTACAATCACTTAAAGGATGGAGATATGAGAACCTTACAAGAAGTAGAAACTGACCTTCAGTATATGCGGGAGCAGCTAACCCTTTACCGTGATAGAGAAATCACTCTAGACAGAATAAAGCCAATCTACGTCAATCTCTTGGAGGAGAAGCGCCTGATTGAGGCAGCAACCGCAGAGGCAGATAGACAAGCAAAGCTAGAGCAATCAGACACTGATCTGACCATTATCAGTAAGGACAGAAACGCGTCTCAGTATGTGAGGGATGAAGTAACGAAAGAACTGAGTGTGGACAGAACCAGACTCGTGACTCAACAATAGGAGGGAACATGGCAATTGATCTAACACCAGAGGAGCTTGAGATCATCTTTCAGTACGTGGCCCGTAGGCTACGGGACGATGGTGTGCCGATCGGCAATGTGGGAGCGGTCATCAAGTGGATGATCCTCAACCCACTTCCGACTAGGAAGCAGCTCTTGTCGGAACAGGCGGAAGCCATTGAAAAGGAAAAGGAGCGGAGGATCAAAGTCCTTACCGCAGAACTAGAACGATTGGAGGGAAACTAATGTTTACAGAACAGGAACTTAGGCAGCTTGCGTACTTTCTTAACAAATGCACCTTGAGCGGAAATGAGAGCTTGGCCCACGCCCAGCTCCTCATCAAGATCCAGGCGTTTGTCCAGAAGATGGTCGAAGAAAAGGAGTAGCAACTCCCCGTGCAAATTGTTGAAATAATTCCTATAATTATGTAGGACTGCGCAAAGGAGATACCTATGTCTGAAGGAAATACGACGATTGCCAAGTGGGCTCGAAAGCAGGAGAGGGCCGAGGAGAACGACAAGCGGGCCGTGAAGGGCATGAAGGATGCCATCAAGGGCGCTATGCAGGACTCCGAGACTCACAGTAACATCGCCAGGGAGCTTCTCAGAGCCCGCCAGGGAGGCGAGCCTCTCAAGAATCGCTCCTGCTGGGGTGATGATGGTGAGGAGTTCACCGGGTTCTATGAGGACAGGCCCTGGGAAAGGGACTGATGATGAGCGCAAAAGCAGAGCTAGAGAGGGAGCTTATCTTCTGCAAGGCGCGAATCGAGTCACTAGAGGAGCAGCTCAAGGGAGCCCGTGCTGAAAAGGAAGAGCTGTTTAGGCAGATTGACAAGCTACAGGAGGCTCTGATCTCGATTCAAGCCCCCGACGCGTACCGTGACCAGCAGATAGCCAAGGAGCCGCCCCGGCCCCCGATGTCGGCTGAGGCACAGGAACGCAACCGGATCACCAAGGAGTTCATGGAGAAGTACATGGCCGGGCTGGAAGGGCCTTTGTTCCCGACACCCGACCATTTGGATGATTTGATCCGGACGGGCATTATCCGAGACAAGGATCCTGTTCCAGCTAGCCTACATGGGAACGATGAGAGCTAATGAGTGAAGCCAGAGCGACAGGCGCAGCACAAACCAATTGGAAGAAGGGGCACCTTCACACGATCGATGCCATCCCCCCGGGAAGCGACGATCTAGCCAAGGCCATCCAACTCTATTCCAATGAGATGAACAGCAATCGGAATAGTAGGAAATGGGTGCGGGTTGTGCAGTGGGTGGAGAACTTCCTGTTCTCGCTGGGGCGCCAGTACGTTGATGATTTGATGATTTCTAGGATCACCCAGGATTCGGATGGGACTTCCTCAATCATCAAGGAAGCATCCAACAACATCCCCCGGCCTGTCAACGACTTGCTCGGTCGCTACATCGAGACGAACATCGCCCTGCTCACCGAGAACAAGCCGATCCCTAGGATCGAGCCGAAGTCCGGACGGGCGGAAGATGAGGACGCAGCAAAGCTATCCGAATTGACCATGGAGTACATGTGGGAGGCCCTTGACCTCCCACAGAAACACCGAGAAGTAGCAAGGCTCATTCTCCACTGCGGCGTGGCATGGATTGAAATCATCTACGATGAGACCCTGCCCCGGAGGATGACGGTCCCTGAGACTGAGAAGGCTGAAAGCTTCCTAGCCCCTGGGGTAGGGGCTGGAGAAGTCAACATACCGGTGCCCAGGGAAGTCCCGATCCACGATGAGCAAGGGCGCCCCATCTACACGGACAAGGTGGAATATGGGGACATCAGTGCCAAGATCGTCAGCCCATTTGAGATGCACCTCCCGACCACGCACTACTGGGACGAAGAGGACATGGGCTGGGTCATGCGGGAGTACTACACGACTGTGGACGCACTCAAGGACAAGTATGGAGCGCGACCGAACTTTAGGTTAATGAAGAAGGATGGTTGGAATCTTGATGCGTTAGATCAGGCCGGTACCACCAATGTCCAGAACCTCCCCATTTGGTGGTGGGAGCGGCTTTCGGAGATCGTTGAGGGCCCGGGGCCTTCGCTGTATGTAGGCACTCCGGACACCTGGGAGGGGTATGTGACGGTAAGGGTATTCGACCGCAAGCCCAACGCGAAGTGGCCCAGAGGCCGGACGATTATCGCCATTGGTGACAAAGTCCTGTACGACTCCCCGAAGAAGCGGGGCGCCAGAGCGTATGACCCACGGTGGCCGGAGCGGTGGCATCCTTATATCCGGTTCCGCTGGGAAGGTATCACAGGGAGCATGTTCGGTAGATCGCTAGTGAGTAAGCTCTTGCCGAAGCTGAAGAGAGTGAACGCTATTGATACGACGATGATTATGTGGCGTCGGACGGTCCCGATGTCGGCCTGGATTATCCCCAAGGGAGCCCAGCCGGTAGAGGATCAGTGGCTAGGACGCCCCGGGCAGATATGGGAGTGGGATCCAAGAAGGACTGTTGGAGCAAAGCCCGAACCTGTTTATGCTCCTCCGTATCCTGCTGCTGCGGCTGAGGAAAGGCAGCAACAGATCGCCGAGATGGAAGCGATCGCAGGAACAGAGGAGATCCTCCGCGGCCAGAGGCCCACTGGAGTCAACTCAGCGGCTATGATCGACATCCTACGAAAGCAAGCCTTGGCAGCGCGCAGCGCCATCTTGCAGGAGTGGGATGAATCCTTGCAGAAGGAGGGCTCGATCATCCTTCAGGAGGTTATCAAACACATCCGGGACGACCAGCGGTATGCTGAGCGGCTGCGGGTGCTAGCAAGGGACAAGGTAAGCGCACTGTCGATCCAGAGCTTCAGCGGTTCGGACCTCAGTGACAACGTGATTGTGAAGATCGATACGGCCTCAATGGCGCTGTCCTCCAAGGAGGCCAGACAGGCCAAGGCTATCGAGCTGGCGCAATACGCTGCGGGGTTGGCAAACATGGAACCGTTGCTCAAGGCGAAGGTGCTGGAGGAGATCGGGTATCACGATACCCTGATCCCGTCGGGTCCGGATGTGAACCGGGTCCGGAGGATCATGGCCTGGATCCGCCAGGAGGCGTACGATCGGATCGTACCCATGCCGGAGGATGACCCGTTCATCTTCTACCAGATGTTTACGGAAGAGATGAAGTCGGACGGCTTCCAGAACCTGAACGAGCAGCAGCAGCTCATCTTGCTCTCGCTGGTTGACCTGTACAAGAAGCAGGTTGAACGGATCCAGATGCAGATGATGCAGCAGCAGATAATGATGCAGGGTGGCGGCGCGCCACCGGAGGCACAGCAGTGATTAGCGTAGCCCAGGCATATGCCATCCTTAGAGGGCGCCGACAAGGTGATACGGAGGAGGCGCAGGGGCTGCTCGACAATCTTAGTCCTGAGGCGGTTGCCGAACGGAACCGACAGGACGCCAGGAATAGGATCGTAAAGAAGAAGAAGGCATACCGCCTTGGTGAGAGGTTGAGACGTGGCTAGACCGCCCGATAGATCATCGGCTAAACAATTCCGTTCCAAGAACTACATGCAGTCGTGGGCGGCGAACAACCCATACTACGCCTCGCATGTAAATTGGGCGTTTAATACATTAGACACTACACGGACCCAAGCGGCAGCGAGGTCTGGTATCGTCCATGTAGCTGGTTATACGAATGTTTCTCCGCAGGACCGTGGTATTGAAGCAAACGCGTGGACGATGGCTAACCCGCGGAACAACATGAACGTACCGTATGACCAATTCGGAAACGTGAAGAAGCAGCGGGGAGACATCAACCTTGGATTGGTACTGATGGGAGGATATCAGTTTCCGGGGCAGGCGTTCGCACCAACCCAACGGTATGGTTCGAACTCTGGCCTCTTCATGGCTAACCAGCTAGCAACGTGGCTAAATGCAAAGCACCAAGGAATCTTGGCTGGCCAGACGGGGACTAGATACCGCAGGGACGCCAGGAACGCCAGGAACCGGGAAAGAGGCTGGGAGACTACGCTGTCTCAGTCCATTGGCTCTAACAAGGGCACCGGCGCGAGCAGCCTAGATACGACGATAGCGCGGTACAGCACGCAGGAGACACGACTAGGCACGCGCGCTACATTTGCAGATAGACGAACTTGGGAAGGGTGGAGACCGCTGTCAAGCTACAGAATGAATCCACACTTCAATTCTAGACTTGGCCAGATGTTTCAGACGGAGAACACTAACACTGGCTTTGCGAGGAGAGTTACTAGAAGCGGTCTCTAGGGGGAGAGATGATTCTGTTTCTGGATCCTAGTCCTGAACGAGCTGTCCTGGCATACAATAGGATGAGCAAGGAGGACAAGGAAAATACGATTTGGTGTAAGACGTTCCTTGAGGCTCAGACGACCTTGTGGAACTACCGGAGGGAGCTTACGCGAGTTCATCTTGAACACGATCTTGGCGATCACCCGTATCAAAATACGGCAAGCGAAGAGAGTGGGATGGAGTTGGTGAGGTTCTTGGAGAACATACACAAGAACTATTGGCCTGAGTTCAGTGAGATAAAAGCCAAGTTCATCATTCATACATGGAACGAACACGCCGGTCCCATCATGGTAGAGAGACTACAAAGACTTGGGCTGGACGTTGAATACAAACCATTTGGCATGTAGGAGCCATAATGACCACTAAGGAACGATTTGATAGAGCGAAGGCGCTGGCTAAGAAGACCGGGAAGAGCGTGACTACCGGTGATACTAAGACGACGACCACCACGGCGCCGTCTGGGTGGAGCATTACCAGAGGCACGCAGAAGAAGACTCTCCCCGGGCGCCAGCCCAAGGCACCGTCCATTCCCTCCACCGCCGGGAAGACCAAGACGTATGCTGGCGGACGATCCACAGTCGTAGACCTTGGGCACAACCCGACCAAGGATGCTATCTCGAAAGCGACCACTCAGCTCCGTAAGGCCAAGAAGGCCACTACCCCCAAGCCTAAGCCGCATACTGCCTCTTCTGTTCCCAAGGTAACAGTTCCTCAGGAAGGTGCTCCTACCACCACTCCGCAGAGGAATAAATCCGTTTCTACTACAGGCACTAGCACTACCAACATCTTTGGACCGTTGGCAGCCGTAGGTACCGCTATTGGGACCGTAGCAGGAACAGCATTACTCCTCAAGAAACAGAAGCCTGCTGAAATCGAACTGGCCAAGCCGGTCGGTGAGATTGAGCCCCTCAAGCAGTCGAAGATGTCTGTGAATGAGCTAAGGTTCCCGAAGGAAGTCAAATACGAGCCCCCGGCGGAACAGCTCAAGCTCCCCGCGCCCCCGAAGGGCTTGCCCAAGCCTCCCCTAGGGCTCCCCGGTCCGGAGAAGGTTGAGGTGAAGGTTCCTAAGGGGCCGGAACCCACTCCTCTGAAAGCAGTAGCAGCGCCGAAGCCCACTCCAGTTAGAGGAAGAGCAGGAACTATGGTGAAGCCTCCGACAGTGGCGAAGGTCACTGTCCCGACCCCGGCGGCGATCGAGGCAAGAACACCCGTCGCTACTGAAGCTGCCCGTCGGCCAGTGACGGCTACCGGCACCGGATACTACACGGTCGAAGAGTTGAATAAGCGCGAAGGTGAGCGCCGTCAGGAACAGCGCCGCAACACGGCCACCCGCATGACCAAGGCCGAAGCTGCTAGTGGTGATCTAGAGCGTGGTATCGCGCCCAAGGGTGGAAGCCGACGAAAGCAGGGCTCCAATCGCCGAGCGACTGAAGCAGCCTCCCGTCCCGTACAGGCCACGGGCGTTGGGTACTACACGAATGAGCAGCTCCAGCGGATCGCCGAACAGCGACAAGAAACGAAACCCGTACGTCGAGCTGGCGTGCCCAAGGTAACGACTCCTAATGTCGGTATGCTCCCGGAGGCTAACAAGGCCCCAGAGACCCCTGCGGCTCCCAAGCCCCCGGCTCCCAAGACTCCGGCTTCCACGCCCGCGGATGTGACCCCGCCCCGCCCGGCTGGTGCCTCTACTGAGGCTCCCAAGGTTGGGAGATTGGACGGTATCCCGGAAGCAACAGCCCCCAGTACCACACCGGCAGCGCCTACCGAGCGCCGAGTCCGAGTATTTCCCAGACGCGGCCAGGAAAGGGCAGGAACCGGAAGGAGAGCTGGTGAAACTCCCGCTCGTGCTCCTGCCCCTGTTGTCCCCGCACAGGCTCCTGCGCCCGCTGGTAAAACTACGGCTGACCTCCTAGCCGAGGCTCGGGCTGAGAATGCGACGCCGAAAGAACAGGCTGGTATCCCCAAAGTTGAGGCTCCCACCTCTGCGGCGCCGATCCCGGACACCACCCCGGAGACCACCCGCGCTGCGGCTGGTGACCTCAAGGGCGTTGACGCGCCCCCGGCCCCGGAAGTGACACTGACCCCCACCGAGCAGCGAGTCGCTCAGAAGGCGAGAGAGCGGCGCGCGGGCCGTAAGGCTGGTAGACAGCGAAAGCAGCAGTCGATTGAGGAGAAGGGTATCGCTACCATCCCCACCGACCCGGCAGAGGGAGCGGTAGAGGAAGCCGTGGCGTTGCAGAAGAAGGCCGAGCGGAACCTACTCGATGTCACAGCCAAGGTTTCTGAGGAAGGAGCGCGGGCAGCAGCTAGAAATGCCGGTAAGAAATACGAAGGTCCAGGGCCGACACAGGCTGTTCATGGTGCTGAAAGTGACCGGCGTACTTCTGAGCAGATGTTCGGTAAGGAAGCTGTCGAGGCTAAGGTGCGTAAGATCCCGATGGTGCCACCCGACCTAGAGACCGACCACGGAACCAAGGAGTTCCGTGGATCACCAGAGGATCTCATCAAGCTCGACCAGACGGTGCGCGGGCAGCGTGCGGAAAACATCCGTACCGCAGCCAACAAGGCCCGCAACATCGCAGCTAGCCGAAACGCCACTCCGGAGCAGATGGATCGCTTGGAGCAGGCGATCGACAAGGAATACGACCGGACGATGGACGAGTATTTCGATGAGTACTACGACGAGATGCGCCGAGAGCCCTCCCGTCAACAGACTGGCAAGGCCGACGCCCGTACCATGTTCTTGGATCGAACGATGGATGCTGAGACAGAGCTGGCTAGGGCACGTGGGTCCGCTCTCCCAGCCGCACCTTCCGACAAGAAGACGATTGATGAGAGGATCGCTGAAATCCGGAAGCGAATGGCTCCGGGTGGTGCTGGGATCTACCGAGGCGAGGAGGCGTTGAAGCAGTTGGAGGCCATCAAGGCCGGGCAGCAGCCAGAGCTTCCGGCGCCGAGAAGCACCAGGGCGTTACCGCCAGTTGCGGAGGTTATCAACACTCCAGCTCCTGCGACCGAAGTGACTATCCCGAACGTAGAGCGCCGAGCGAGAGTGAGAGGCCCTGAGGGGCGGCGTGACGTTCCGAAGCAACCAGAGCGCCGCGCGAGCCCGACGGGGACTCCGAGCGCGGAAGAGATGATGCAAACGCGAGCCACAGAGCCCAGACGACAAGCACCTGACGTACTCCGTACTGGATCTCAGACATACAACCGAGCCCCAGCCCCCACTGAACCCGCCCGGTATCGCGAGTCCAAGGCCGAGGTGCCCAAGTCCTACGCTGAGATCTGGGAGAACCGAATCGCTGACTGGGGCCGAAAGGCATATGAGGCATCGATCAAGAAACTGACCTCTCCGGCTATCGAAGTGGCTGGTGAGAAGGCCAAGAGTACGTTCTCCACAGAGGCACGCATCAAAGCGGCGAAGGGTCTCGGTCTCGCAGCGTTAGGATTCTCCGCACTAGAGGCTACACAGGCCGGTGCAGAGGAGCCCGTCCCCGAGAAGAGACTCGGTACTGCGGCTAAGACACTGGTGACTAGCTTTCCGGCAACAGTTGAAGGCATCGCCAAGTTCACGGTGGCTGACTACGGTATCACGAAGGTGATTCCTGCTGTTGCCCAAAAGGTGGTGACTTCACTGGGGGCCAACGCGGCCCGTGCAGCGTTTGCTAGAGGTGCTACCGCAGCTCTCGGTAGGCTAGGAATCGCCGGGTACATCGGAAAGTATGCTATCCCAATGGCAGTGAGAAATGCTAAGGAGCTGGCCACACAGATCGGCGAAGGGTATTACGCCACTGGTGAGGCCAAGCGAGAAGCCAAGACCGCGCAGGAAAAGTATGGCACGGTCGAGGCTGCAACCCGAACCCGCAAGGCCAAGGAGGCTTACAAGCGGAGGCAGGCCCTTGAGGCTAAGAAGAGGAAGGCATGACATTTAGATCTCGGCTACAGGAAATCAAAGATAAGCAAAAGGCGCGCCGTGAGTCCAGATTCAAGAAGGGTGCCGAGCGCGCCACCAAACGAGGTGGCTGGGAAGGGTTCCAGAAGTACTCCAAGGGGGTGAAGAACCGAGAGGCCCGCAAGGAGAGCCGAGAAGAGGCCAGGAAAGCTGTGTTCGAGAAGTTCAAAGAACGTTTTAAGAAGAAGGACTAACGATGCCCAGATCAAACAAAACGAACAAACCCGTGTACAAGGCGGGGCTACGAGATAAGCTAGAGTACGCTGCGAAGCGAGATGAGTCCGGTGGAAGAAGTCTTGGGTATGGTGATCGTACAATGGAGGGTAGGTACGCTCCCGAGACGCCGACTACCTACAAAAAGGCTTTCCGTGGCAAGATCCAAGAAGCTGCTCGTAAAGCACTAAAGAAGCGGGCTCGTGGTATCCTCGGTGAGACTGACCAACTGGAAGAGACCACCGGGCCTCTTGGCAAGATTGAGCACCCCGCACAACTAATTCCAACAATCCGTAAGGCTCAGACACTTACAGGATTTATCAAGGCAATAGCCAAGAGATAGGAGCATACAATGATTACACCCCTCACTAAGACAGCCCCCGCTAAGAAGTCTTCCGTTCTTGGAAAAGAGGTTCCCACCGCCTCCACAGGTCGCAGGATCTCAGCAGGTGGGAGCGAGCGTAGTGTCCATACTAAGAAGGAGCCTTCCGATAAGCGGGCTAAGGAACTCCGCAAGGCAACAAAGGCAAAGGCCAAGGCTGAGAAGAAGGCCGCAATGGCCGAGAAGAAGATGGCTCGGAAGAAGCGGAAGCTACTCTAGGAATAGTTCATGGCAATAAATTTCAACAACTTAGGCATGGGGTTCCTACCCACTGACCCGCGTGCCAAGAAGTTGCCCACTGGTGGATCCATCAGCGCCTCCCAACCAAAGGATACGTCTGTCATCATCACCGGGAATCCTGCTGATATGGGCATCGGGTTTGGTAGCTCAAAGGCTATTGGACGCACACTACTGGCTCCTCCTACCGGACCCAAACTAGCTCCGGAGCCCATGACTGAAGCTGAGAGAACTTCGCTCAAAGAATCCCGGGGAGTGGCTACGACACATGAGAACATGGGTTCATTGGCTCAGAGTCCCGGAGTAGCGGCAGCCGCAGAAGCGAGGGCTCAGAAAGTAATTGATACCCGAGAGGCGGACGCATACAAGAGAAACATCTTAGACCCGATGTACGCTGAAGCAGGGAAGTTTAGATCACAAGCCGCAGCCGCCAAAGATATGCTGAAGGGAGCTAGAGGGCAGGGCGGTGAGATGACCTCAAACACCGGCAAGGTGACTAATCTCACTGGTGGTAGGGCCAATACTACCTTGCTCCAGAATCGCCAACAAAACCAACAGAGAAGGGCACAGAAGTCCGGACTGTTTGGAAATACACCACGTAATAGGGTATCCGAAGCAAATAGCAGAATTGGGCCCGGCGCTGGTAAGGGTAGTACTTTCCTGAGTGACTGGCAGGAAATGGAGAGCCGCGGTGACCCTGCTGCTTTGGATGCCCAGCGGTCTCATGGAATGGCCCCGTACATCCAGGCTATGGACTGGGCCGAGATGGCCAACGCGCAGTCCGCGACAGGCAAAGCGTCGCCCGGAGAGATGGCCCAGGCAGCGGCTTCCGCCCTGGTTCGTGGAAACCCCAATAAATAATCGTTTTTCAGGAGGCATTAAAAGGAACCCATGGCAGACACAATTTCATTAGATCAGGCTGGTGACCTTCTCGACAAGCTGGTGGCAGAGGAAGAAGCTAAGAAAGCCCAAGAGAAGAAAGACAAGAAGGTCCAAGAAGTCAAGGACGCGCTCAAGGAAGGGGCAAAGGCCGGTGTAGGTGGGTTGAATGCGGGTGCGGCCCGCCAGCTCCGAATCCTTGAGGGAGAGGGCAACTGATGCTGGGGCTTACTCAGGAGACCAAGAAGCTCTTGACCACGGAGTTCAAGAAGAAGCTCCGACAAGAGATCCTTCAGAGGCCACCCCGGAAGAGAACGTTCAGCACTATCTACAGCCCATCGTCTGTAGGTAAGGCAGGTACTACCAGATAGCTTTTGCCCGTAGGTTACGGTCTACGGGAACGGCCACAGAGGGGTTCTGTTCTCCCTCCTAACCCCCTGTGGCCGGTTATTTATGGGGACAAGTTGCACATTCGTGAATAAGTTCCTATAATTAAGAGAGAGAGTGCGAAGAAATCTTCCTCGGTCACCGAGTTGCGGCCCGCTCTCCCGCGTAAAGAGTTCTTCTAGTCGCCATTCCCCAGGCGTAAAAGGAGATGCGTACAAATGAGTACAGAAAACCCGGATGTAAAAGAGCCTACAGTCGAGGACAAACTGAAGGCCGCTGTGGAAACATCCACCACGCAACCAGTAGAGAAAGGCACACAGAGCCACGCCGCTGCGGTAGAGGAGCCGGAAGACAAACCGGAGAATCGAATCCCTCAATCGCGGTTCAACGAGATCAATGAACGACTCAAGGAGGTTGCGGCCTCCAAGGATCTGCTTGAACAGCAGCTCTCCGAGTCCAATCAGAGACTCGTCAAGATGGCTGAGCTTCTGGAGGAGAAAGACGAGGCAGTCCAAACCCTCAACGAAATCAAGAGTTTCGTGAATGACCCCAAGATGGCAGACCATGTCATCGCTATCGACAAGAAGCTCCGGGGCATCGAAGAGGAAGTGGAGCGGGGAGAGACCACCCCCGAAGAGGCACAAGCGAAGACGCAGGCCCTTCTTGAGAAGACTCGGGAAGAGATTGCGGATGTCCAGGCCACGGCACAAGCCGAAGCCCTGGTCGCGAGAGCCGATCTGATCGCCGAGAAACTCCTGGCACAACTGCCTGAAACGTATGACGAGAATGATCGAGTCATCGTTCAGACACTCTGGAACAACAAGATGAACTGGACTGAGGCTGTGGCCGATCCAGATAATCTTGCCCAGCAACTGACCCGGGGCTTCCAAGAGGCCCTTGACCAGTACGGAACGCCACGTGGTGCCCTGTTCACTGCTGATGAAGTACAAGAGTTGACACCAGAACCGGCTACCGTAAAGACTCCTGAGGAGGAGTTGGCGGAAGTGATGGACCAGCCTTGGGGTGCGTTGAAAACGGTTGAGGAAGGTGGCAAGACTAAGGTCATTGCCGAGAAGTCCGAAGACGAGTTCAATGCAGCTCTGGCAGGGATCATCAGGAAAGCAAATGGACGGTAGCCGCTAGACATAGGAGCTACCAATGATTACATTTAATACGTTGGGCGATATGCTTCTGCGTCGGTACATTGTCGACTTCATTGCCCAGATGCAGAACCTTTCTGCACCGATTTATACGCAGCTCCGAGAAGATACGCAGTTCACGCCCTCGGGCGACGGCGCGTACTTCGGCGTTCGTATTCAGGGTAACGAAGCTGGCGGCGGATGGCGGGCGACGGACGACAACGTTCTTCCGACCGCGTCTAACGAGCAGGTTAAGCAGGCTCGTGTCCGACCCAAGAAGTATTACCACACTGTGACCTTCTCCGGTCTCGCTGAGGCAGTCTCGGCGCGAGGTGGAGAGGATGCCTTCGCGAGCGGCATTACTGACGCGATCAGTACTGCGGTGAAGCGCGCGGGCGCGCGATTCGAGACCGATTTCCTTCGGGGTGACGGTACGGGTCGTCTGACCAACTGCGGCACCGGCAGCACTTCGACCACGATCTCTGTGGATGATGCGCGACCGTTCCGCGCCGGTCAGGTCATTGTGGGCCTCAACAACGTGACGGGTCTTCGACAGTTTGGTCCCGTGACGGTTACATCTAAGGATATCGCCAACGCCCAGATCACGGTTTCTAGCTCCGTGACTTGGAGCACCGATGACGGTATCTATATTTCCGGTGAGCAGTCGGAGGCTGCGGCCCCGGCTGAAGTCACGGCGCTTGGTCTCCCGGCCATCGTCTCGGCGACCGGAAGTATTTACAACCTTTCTCGAACCACGTATCCGATCCTTCAGTCGAAGGTTATCGCTGCGGGCTCGGTGGCGCTCGACGAGGCTCTGCTTCGCCGCCTGCGACGCCAGCTCTTGGTGGAAACGGATGTTGGAAGTCTTGACGGATTCGCCATGATCTCCAACTGGGAGCAGTACGATCGCTACACTGAGATCTCGCTGCCCTTCCGTCGGTTCAACGACATGCGACTGGAGCTTGGCGCAGTGCAGGAGCTGACCACTTTCGAGGGTCGACCCTGGCTGATCTCGCATCAGGCGCTCCCGGATCAGGTTTTCCAACTGAACCTGGGTGCGATCGTGCGCGGAGTCGTGCGTCCCTTGTCGATTGACGAGCGCGTCAATATGGCGTGGGTGCCCGGTCAGGACGCTTTCACGGTTCTCATGAAGTACTATGGTGAGAACGTGGCGCGGATGATTAACCAGACGGCGAAGCTGACTGGTCTGACCACTCCGACTTACTAAGCCTTCGGTTTAGCTAGTCAAACAACTTGAAGTGGGGAGCCCGTGGGAAGGCTAACGGTCCCGAAGGGCTCCCCACTCTTGTAAGCAGCATGTAACATTCGAATGATACATCCTAACATTCCAAGTAGGAGAAATACATGGCTACTCTGAAACCTTCAAATGTTGTCCAAGTTGATGACCGCGCCGGTAATCATTACTGGATCTTTACGGTTTATCACGGGACGAGCGGTAGTGCGAACACTACGGTTGAGGTCGATAACAGTTGTTACGGCGCGTCTGAACTCAAGGCGGACGGCACTCGTGGAGGCAACGTCACCGTTGCTGACGCAGACAGCACTAATGACTACGTGAAGGAAGTCACTATTGCGTCCTCGGAAGCCAATGGGACTAAGACCATCGTTGCCAGATTCATGGGCAGCGCGGCTGGACCGTCGTCTTCGAAGATTGACGCTTAAGGAGGATGAATAATGGCTAAATTGTTCCCCTCCAAGCAAACGGTTGTCGATCACGTCAATGGTACCAAGGTCATCATCTCTACGGTGAAGGTCTTGACCACGACTTCTGACCATCTCGAACTGCCGAACGCGGCCGATGCTGCGTTTCTGCATACTACTACGGCTACTTCTGATCCGACGTTCTACCTTACCGGTGGCGGTGCTTCGATCGCCATCGATAGCGGTACGGTTGGCACCGAGTATCTGATCGTGTCTAGGCACGAAGGTACGTTGAACTTCGAACGCGGCGGTAATAGTCGTGGTAACGACAACGTCAACTAAGTCGTGAGACGTTTACTCATAACCTTGTTTGTGGTCTGTGGGCTCACCTTTGGGTGCGCCCACGTCCACAGCAAGTTTTATCTTCCTGATGGGTCGCTCTGTGCTGAAGTAAGGTCTACTGTTCTTGGCACCGGTGAAACTGAACTGTATGTCATTGATGAGCACTGTGATGTCTCACTCAGCTATGACACGAAAGATACGGGGCTTAGTGATAACGCCACCGAACTCGGCGGTAAAGTAGCAGAAGGCCTCGCTAAAGGCGCTGTGAAGGGCGTCAATCCAATCCCGTGAGAAAGGTAATCGAACACGTTAACTGGTACCTCTTCATCATCAATAGAGATTACCCTGATTTCAAAGACGATGGGCTCTCTGGAGGGTTTCCAGACTGGATCTACCAAAAGTGGCGGTTGCGTGACGCAGGACGGGTCCACGACTGGCACTACTGTACGCGCTGCCATAGGGCAGGGTCCATGACAGATGAAGCCAAGAGCTTCGCTGACAAGGCCCTACGGACGCACGCACGAGAACTACTCCCCTGGTATCTTAATCTAGCACCGATCATCCTCTATTTGGGGGTGAGAATAGGTGGTGGTTTCGGTTCCTGGGATAGCTGCGACGCTGAGGTTGGTGAACGGTGTCGTCACAATATAACGCAACCAGATTGGATGGTTGAATTAGCAAAGGAGAAACAATATGGCAATTGATGTTAGAACGCTAGTGCGACTGCCTTTGACCGGTTCTGGTTTTACCCTTACCGGCCAGGTATCTAACAGAAAGACCATGGTTGTTGGTGACGTTGATATTACTGGTAGCTACTCGGCCAGTGGTGAGCCGTTGACACCGACGGATCTTGGTCTTGAAAACATCGACTTCATCGGTTTTGATATCCTTGATGTTGATGGAACCGTGGCCTCTGCAACGCAACATATGCGAGCGAATTACGATTACACAGCTAATCAGGTATTGCTCTTTGATGGCACAGAAGGCGCCACTGAGGCAAACACGACTGGCCAGTTTCGATTCATCGCTTTTGGTGACAGTATTGCTGCGCCAGAATTGACGTAAGGAGACATTATAATGGCGATTGACGTTAGAACTAGATCTATTACCGCGCTTCCTACTGGTGGTAAAGACATTAACGGTGTCGCAAAGAGCAACAAGGTCTTGGTTGTTGGTGATATCGATATCACTACCTATACGAGCGGCGGTGAACCTATCAAACCGGCTGACCTCGGGTTGAGCACAATTGATGGCCTGTTTGTCTCTATGCGCGATGTCGATGATACTCTTCCGGCTGCGGCGCAGCTTCCCGAAGCAAACTACGTTCACACAACGAATCTGTTGGTTTGTTGTGATGGAACGGGATCTGATGATCCAAATGCGTCGGCACAGCTTCGATTCGTGGCGATTGGTGATTCGGCCCTTCCGGAACTGACATAAGGAGATAACCAATGGCTAATGATGTTAGAATTCTCTATCGTGGTACCCTTGCTGGACAGGGGTTTGCGGCCGGTGGTGTAGATTCCAGTGGTAGTTCAAAGAACAACAAACTTGTGTGTGTTGGTGACATCAATATCACAACTTACTCTACCAGTGAGACTATTACTGCAAAGGATCTTGGTCTTGAAACGCTTGATTGCGTTTTGATTTCACCAGTGGCTGGTGATAACTTGACGACAGGACTTCCTTCTACTACTCAAACTCTCACATGGGCCTACAACTACTCAAGTGAGGCATTGTTCCTTTGGGATGGTACTAATGGAGACACCGCGTTGACCTCGCTTGGCCGAGTTCGCTTTGCGGCATTCGGTGACGGCCCTGAGCCGGTACTGACGTAAACCACTAATGGCTCTTCGCTGTGATGATTGCGGCGTAAGGATCGTGAAGAACAGGCTTGGGGGGCGAACCCCCAAGTACTGTTCGGACTGCCGCAGGAAACGACAAGAAGAGTATAAGAAAAGGAGTAAATGATGGCTAATCTACTGCCGACGCAGAGCTTTTTGACAGTCCAGGGTCCGGTTAAGGTGGAGTATCTTGAGTTCACTGGCACGATTACGGACTCGACCGGAAGCACCCAGGCTGGTGTTGACACTGGTGATACTTTTGACTCAAAGATGGTGACTCCCAAGTTCTGTATCATCACGTCTAAGGACGATGCCAGCGATACAGCGTGGGAATATTCGATTTCAGGCAAGAGAGTCACGTTGACAAATACCGGTGCATCTGCTGTTGAGATCACTGTTATCGTAATCGGACACTAAGTAACAACATAATCTCGGGGGAGAAGATGAAACTACCGGCTACACTACGGCCTTCTGGGTCAACCTACAGAGCATGCCAACGAGGCGTTGATTTACCTTCATGGTTCTTCGATGACCTCAAAGCTATCGATGAGAAGTTGTACATCGTGTGGCATCCCTATGCAACAATCTGGGATAACATGATGAACCAGTATGAAGGTGAACTAGAAGACCCGCGTTTCACTATCCACCGAGAGCACGGCGAAGAGGTATGGGGATTCGTTACTACACACGGTGACGGATCCCCTATCGTCGAACGTGCGTGGCATGTCTGGAGGCTCTGTGAGCCTCACGGGTGGGCGCACGTGGTTCGCATTGAGAACAAGTCTAACCAATACCTCAAGCTGTTGCTTCATAGACTTCACCTCCAGGCTCGTTTCCGTGATAAGTACGGAGATATGGCCTGGAATAGGAATATGAGAGAGGAGCAGGCCACCTTTCAGCAGAAGAAGCTAGATGAACGTGATGAACTGTTCCGAGCAGTACAAGATGAAAACTCCTGGCTGACACGTAACGCTATGGACAACTTCCAGCGCGGTAAGGTAGCACCATCTAATCCCAAGATGGAGAAGATCATCAGCTACTCCGGCCAGAAGAACCACACTGCAACGTCCCGCCCACTTGATGACGAGGACGTTGGGTTGAAGGGTATAGACGATCTTTAGCTCCGATAAGGAGAGAACATGGCTCAATTAACCGGAACCCTCAGTAACTTCATCACCAGGGTGCGGCGATACGTCGGCGAAGAAACTGCGGCTAAGAGTTTCTGGGACGACGATATGATTAAGCAAATCTTCAACGCCCAGTACCGAAAGAGATGCGCTGAGCTGGTCATGGCCTATGAAGGGTACTTCACCGTCGTGGCCACACGAGACTCCGTGGCGAATCAAGAGCGATACGCTTGGCCAACAGGCTTTGAGCGATTGTTGAAACTAGAGTTGGTGCGCTCAGATGGCAGCACCGTCCCCATTCAACGTCAAGAGCGTCATTACGCCACCAAGCCCAAGCCCACCAGTAGTGGTGACTCTTACCTTCCCAAGTACAGATCTATCGGTAGTGGTTTCGTCCTTGAACCTGCCCCGACTACTGGGACGGCGGGACAGATCCGTATGGAGTACATCGGAACTCCAGCAGAGCTGACAGCGGACGGCGATCAACTCCACTCTGACTTCCCCTCCATGTTCGATGAACTACTGGTGCTCGACACGGCATGTGCGCTGTACGATCAGGAGCAGGCGCAGGAGGAGGGGCGAATGAGGAGCTTGCTAAGACAGCGTGTGGAATGGGAGCTTCAGTTTGAGAGATTCATTGATAACAGGATGATCTCTTCTAACAAGGTTACTCCCTTCATTCCGCATTATACGGATGCCTAATGGCTGGTCGAGAAGGACGACTACCGTACCTTGAGATCAAGTCATTTCAAGGTCTCTATACCAAGGCGAGCCAAGAGTCGCTCAGCCCAGAGCAGCTACGGGTCTGCCAAAACATCGACTTCTTCGATGAGTATGGCTCTATCGCCAAGATCCGGGGCAGCACCCGCGTCCTATCAACCGCCTATACCGAAAGCGCGACAGCCCAGAAGATCACGTGGCTGGGTTTCTACAAGGCCCCGGCCCTGGATGGGACCATCCTCCGACACACCCTGTGCGCCGCCGGGACCACGATCGGAAGGGTAGAAAACAGCAAGATAACCACCCTCCTTAGCGGACGCACTAAGAATCTCTACCACAGTGCGGATAGACTAGACCGCCTGTACTTCATCACAAACCAGAATCCCGACAGAGTAGGTGAAGGAGACCCTCTCATCAAGTATGATGGGGCCGTCATCACCAACTGGGGCGTCAAGGCCCCCGGGTCCGAAGAAACCATCATCGAGGACTTCGATGACTACACGGAGTGGACTGCCTCCAACTGCAACCTTTCTAATCAGACGAATGCCACCACAGGCCACATCACCTGGGACGGGGACGCGATGCGCATTGACTCCCGGTTCTACGGCTTTAATCGATACGACGTTTACAAGGCCCATAGTGGCGATGGTTTCTATGTCCAGGGTGACAGCCGACAAAATGAAACAGCCATCAATAACCGTGTCGCTGTCTATGCCTATATCCCCAGGGGTGCCCTCACAGCGTCCCTCACCAACCCCACAGACACCGGGCTCGCGACCAAGGGCCCGGCTATCTCTGTCTACGTTAGCCCTGACAGTACCCCGAACACTAACAACTGGCAGTTCGACTTCCCCAATGGGTCTGTGTTCGAGGGGTGGAACAAGCTCAATCTAGACTTCGCTTCCGGTGCCCCCGGCGCTGGTCAGACCGGTTCTCCAGCCGGTGTGCAGACGGGGTTTTTCTACCCGGAAAACCAGACCGTAAGGAGTACCCGTTTTGAATTCTACCTCGCAACCAGACAAACAGTTGTCAGCGGAATCCGGCTCGACAAATACCACAAGTACGATGAAGGAGCGCCTGTTGCAGTCGCCTCTGGTACAGGCGACATTACCGGTGTGTACAAATATCGGGTGGTTTATGTCAGCAAGTATGGCCAGCTTAGCAATGCTGGGCCTTCTTCTGTGGGTGTTACTGCAAGCTCTAATTCTCAAATCGCGCTCACTAGAATTCCTGTGTCTTCAGATCCGCAAGTTACTGCGCGGAGGCTCTATCGAACCGTAGGCAACGGCTCTGTTTACCTGTTCCTTGACGAGATACTTGACAACAACTCAACTACATACGTTGATACCACCGCAGACGGGAGCCTCGGGCAAGAGACTCCTCCCCAGGCTGGTGACTTCTCCGATGACAACTCACCCCCGCCCCAGGCAGGGATCGTAAAGGTCTGGAAGAAGACCGTATTCATGGCGGGCGACCCTCAGAATCCGTACACCCTGTACTACTCGGAAGACAACGAGCCCGAGAGCTTCCCGCTCATCAATGCATTCGAGATGGACGGAAAGATCACGGCCATGTACGAGTCTTACGCAGGGCTCGTGGTTGAAACTGAGACTGGGAAGTGGCAGGTGATCGGTGACAACCCCGACTTCTCCCTTGACAAGATCGTAGATGGAATGGGTTGCGTGGGCCGGAGAGCCGCTGGAACCGCACGCTTGATTGGTTACGCAGTTGACCGTGACGGAATGCGGCTGTTCGACCTATCTGATACCAAGAAGATCAGTGAGCCCATCCGAGATAAGTATGACTCAGATATCAGCAAGGTGAACGTTGAACTGATCCACACAGTGCACAGTAAGTCCAAGAACCTTATCTTGCAGTTCAATCCGGATGCGTCCGGAGACTACACTTCAATCTTTGCATATCAATACCCGATGGATCAAGTCGAGACCGGGTACTGGACCACCATTAGCACACCTTCAGCGGCTAACTTGAACTTTCTCGATGCGGTAGAGATCGAAGACTCCAATGGAGACTTCCAGATCTGGGCCTCCGGGGCTGACGGAATGATCTATCGGCTGTTCAATGATTCGTCCAAGAATTGGGTGGATGCCAGTGGTACCACGTACCCGATCGACTCCATCATCACTACTCCGTACATCCGCGCCGGTATCCTAGGGGCAGAGGTGGAGTTCGCTACTGGTAGGATCTCCCCTAGAAAGGTGGAGTTGAATACCGGCACCGACGACGCCTGCACGTGGACCTGCACTGTCGAGACTGCTGATGGAATCGATCAGGAGCTGGCGAGATCCAGTGCCTCAGTCTCAATGCAGTTTGGAGCAAATAACTCTCTCATACGCCAGAGCATTCCATCACAAAGCACTACTGGTGGGGAGTTCGTTAGATTGACCTTCGAGAACGCAGAGGCGGATGTTCACGCTAGAATCATGTCGGCGAGGCTTTACTTCCACGTCACCACCGGTATGTTCGATGTACTAGATGTCGATGATACGGTGTCGTAATGGCGAAGGTCTCAAGGCCGAGAGCACTTCAGTCTGAAGTTAGGCTACGAAAGTGGCCCGCTGGGCGCGTCGCTCAACTAAAACTGTTCCTTGGTCATTTGGAGCAGGCTATCGGGATCTCATTAGCCGCTCAGGTGGAGCAGTCTCCCAAACGGAAGTTCTCAGAGTTTGTCCCTAAGATCGTCCCTCAGGACGTGACAGTGGACGTAGAGTTTCGTGAGATCAGGTTCTTCTTCAAGACCCCGCGAGGACTGAAGAACCTCTTGTTCTATGAGTACGACATCAGCGCCACGTCAGGGTTCTACAATCTAGATCGGTTTGTATCCCCAGAGACCAGCTATGTATTCCCCAATCTATCGGATGGAGTGACATACTACATGCGGGTCCGAGTGGTCACCAAGGATGGTGAGGTAGGGCCTTGGTCTGACGTTGAGAGTGCTACGACTCCGTTCGCTCAAGCGTTTGGGATCTACGACGGTATTGAGAGAACAACTAGAGTGAGTACACGAGGGAATCTCTGGGATTCCGTGTACCAGCGCCAATACAATGCTATTGGTGGCAAGACGTATTACGCGATTGATTATGAAGTCAATGCAATCCGAAAGTGGAGGATCAATGGAAATGTAGAGTGGACGGATGTGACATTCCGTTGGATGGATGCACCAACATTCTACCCGACCACGACAGACTTTGTGCAAGTAGGGTCTGAGTTCCACGTGTCTACCTATGCCACAAACCAAGAGCTGAGCCCGGCTCCGTTCTATTTATTCTCCGTAGTTACTGATGGGTTTACTACTCCGTTGGAAATACCGGGAACGTGGAGGAACACTAGGAGAGGGACATTCGTGCAGAAATTCAATACCATTTCTAGTGGACCTCATACCTTCAAACTGGAAGCTTCGATCACGCCTACTCACAATGGATCCGTATTCAAGAATGACTTCTATCCTTCGCAAGGAAAAGCCAACTTCATTTATGGGTCAGACGCCCTGGTCAAGGTCAAGAACTTCAATATCTTTGAGGCACTGATAAACGATGGCGGGTGAGTCCCTAAAAGGTTTCTCTAAGTTCTTCACGAACTTGACCAAGGCCCAACGACAAGAGATCGATCGGGCACTGGCAGATCTCCAGAACTCTAAGGAGATAACCAGCCTAGATACGTCCATCCGCCTTCTAAAGCGGCATGTTAACCAACGATTGCCTATCCCACAACTGACAGTAACCACTGCGATTAGGGGAGCTAGCGTAGAGTGGGAGCCTTTGATCGATCAGCGAGTTAATTTCTACGAGGCTGATGTGTCTGACTTCAGTAACTTCGCCTCGTTTACTACCATCCCAACCTATGGTATCCAAGTTGTAATCGACGGGCTGTCCGGCACGAAGTATGTCAGGGTCCGCGGAGTCCGTCGTGATGGAACTACTACGCCTTATTCAGAGACCGCCGTCATTACCCCCACACTATTCAGCATCCAATCACACTCGGCTGAGGCATTCTACATCCCGATTACAGGCACCAGCGCAAACGTCATCCTGGGTGGGTCCGGAACCGACCTTGCGTACACACCAATCAATCCTGATGGGAACAGTATGGTGTGGGGGTTCATTTCTGCATACGCTGATCCGGTTGTAGCTATGTTTGGAGACTCCCCTGTAACCGCATCAGTGATGGTAAAGACCACGCTAGCCGATGGTTCTTCCACCGACGAGGAATACGTTCGACTCTCATTCGGAGAGGCATTTAACTCGCAGAACATCGGCCCATTCGTCGTCCCACATCCTGATCTCGGTGGATCTCTTGCTATCCGGATCCAAATGTCAGATACATCCGTAAAGGAGAATGGAGACCCTCGCAAACAGGACTCAACAGAAGTAATGTGGTGCCACCTTAATGTACTAGAAGTAGGGAGCGGTGCATAATGGCTAGACGAAGAAACTCAATCGCGCATAGGTTCGCCCGCATGAAGGGGCTCTCCCCCGAGGAGAAGTCGTTGATGCAGCGAATCGGTAATCTAATGGATGCTGCCCTGAATAACCGGCAAGCATCAAACCCATTCGAAGGGAGCCAGAACCGCTCCAATAGGTTGGTCTATCCTCCCACGAACTTATTGGTAAAGACCAGTGTGTCCTCCGTAAAGATCATCTGGGATCCAACCAACAGTGATGAACTGCTGCATTACGAAGTCAGCTTTACCAACCTGACCACCGGAACTACTGAGGTAAAGCGGTCGTTCACCAGCGAGATTACGTACAAGGGAGCAGATGGTACCTATATAGCCAGAGTGAAGGCCGTAGGACGTGACGGTTCCAGTTCTGACATCAAGCAAATAGAGTTCGCCATTGGGGCCGACGTGATGCTGATCGAGGGTGCTAAGAACGGCCCTACAGAACTTGGAACGATAGTTCAGGACAATATTAAACTACTAGAGAACTACAGCATTTACTGCTGGGGATCTGTGGTGCTGGATAAATACGCTCTAGACACCAACAACAAGATCGTGTTCAAACTATGGAGGGCTGAGAGAGCCGACGCCACGTTCCCCGAGGCTTCTCTAGTAGAAACAATCATACTGTACCCTGCCACCGAGTCCGGGCGGGGCGAACCTAGACTCAACGGCTAGAGCAGGGCTTATCACCCGTCCGGTGGCTGCACGGTCAGGGAGCTTTGAGACGACGCAATCCGTTATGTTCTCCCCACAGGCAGTTGATGAAGCCGACGTTGACAAGACAGTCACGTATTTCCTCCAGGCTGTCAATCGGGAGACAGAGGCGGACGAGGTGTGCCTATCTCTGGTGATGTGGTCAGGATGTGACGGAGTCGGAACAGTTATTCCGGGAGACATCTTCACGCCAGACCCTCCGTACATCTGGCCGCACTTCAACTCTTTTCACATGCAAGGCGCCCCTAATGGAGTATTTCAAGAGATCTTTCCATATGATAAACGATCGTGGTGCGCCAATATCGAGAACAATTACTCATTGATTGGAAATCAATGGACTGTTGCTATGTGGGTTAGGTTCGATAATCTAGATGCACAGAACATGACATTAGTTGCTGATGCCGATCATCCAGATGCAGGGACTCAAGTCATTCTGTCTAGAGGCACTATTGACCTAAGTGGAGGCCAGAACGTAGATCCAAATAGATGGAGATTCCAAATCACAGGATCAACTATCCCTCCGGGTGGAGCTTGGAGACATAATCTACAAATCCAGATATGGGATAGACTCGCTGGGGATGCTGGTGGAATCCCAGGATCTGGTGGA